ATCAGCATCTTGGAGAGACCATTTCCGAGTGATATCTTTTAAGAAGTCAATCCCGGTCCCCTGACGGGTTGTACAGTCATTAACAAGAGCTCTTAGGATCTTACTTGTCCTAAGTTGGATTATGTTACATCTATCTTGTATAGCATTACATGCAACAAAGATAAGACGATTCTTATATTTGCCGTTATTTTGGATTAACTGGCATTTGATTAATACTGCTCTGAGATCATCAGGAGCAACTTCATTATAAGCTGAATGGTATTGCCACTCAGCATCAAAAGCTGCAACGACATCAATCTCTCTGATTGGGTCTGTTTCGAACATAGACTTAAGAATAGAATTCTTAAGGGACCTATAGTTCTTAGAATACATTGGCGATGCCTTTGTAGAAATATAATAATCCTCAGGCGACCAAGGTTCGAACCTGGACGATGATGTCTCATCGATGGCTCTTTTGATCCGTCGAACATACCTTAATCTGCCGTTCTGGATATCGGCACACACCGTATTAAAGAGTTGATAAAACCAATCATACTCTTCATTGGAAATTGGCTCTCTGTCATTCATTAGAAGTTCCAGAGTAGCATCTTCTTGTTCTCTAATGGCTTTACCCATTGGATTCATCATTTCATAAACCTTCCCGAATGCGAGAAGATCCATAAATAAGTTTGAGTATAATGATAACTCAGACAAATCGAAATCCTCAAGGTTCAACAAGAAGTTGAATACAGTAAACACAGTTTTCCACAGATATCTGTAGAACGTCAATCTGATGGTGATGTTAGTTTGATCTATACATTGCATTTCACAATCTAGACCGCACATCTTAAACGTGTTGTGGATGTAATATGGGCAGTTCTCTCGTAAGGAGAATGCAACCTTTGGCTTATGGTCAACATTTGTTGGCGCATAATAGACTGCTTCTGCTCCATCTGGTGAGATGAGCATTGAAAGGTAATTAGAGACAAATTCATCGATTTGTTCCCATTCCTCTTTACAATACTGAGCAAAATCTCTTGCTTTAAGTTCATCCTTACATGAATTCATGGAAGAAAACATTCCGTGGATGAATCGGATCATGTGCTTATTGAGACTTTCAATAAGTTGGAATTGTTCTGCTTCTTGAGATAAACCCAAGGAAGCAATCTCATCTTCGATTAGCTGTTGATATGATTCAACAAGCATAGTCTTCGATGGTCCGTTATAACCTGTTATAGCGGAGACATTCTGGTTGTATCCAGCCTTTTTAGGTGTTGATGCAGCCATTGCTACCACCTCCAATTGTAATTAATAATTGGATTTAATTGAAACATGCCTAGGATTAGGCGAGCCTCAATAGAGGTATCATATCCCTCCACCGGGGTGGCATCC